GAGGATTGATAAAAAAATGAAATGGATAGATATAAGAAATGCATTAAATAATATTATTTCTGAAAAATTAAAAATAAACCCATACAGTGAGGATATAGATAATGTCAAAAAACCTTGTTTTTATATTGACTTAGTTAGTTATAAAAAAGAATTTAATTCTGAGTATAGAGAGCTAAAAACAATAGATATTGATGTTATCTATTTTCCAAAAACTAATGGAAAACTTACTAATTCTGAAATATTAGAAAATTTAGAAAACTTAGATGATGCTTTGGAAATAGAAGGTAAAAAGGTTTTACATGTACTAGATAGATTTTTAACTCTAAGAAACACAGATATAAAAATTGTAGATAGAGTTGGTCATTATGTCTTTACATTAAGTTTATATGACTTATATGGAAAACCTTATGATTATGAGCTTATGAAAGATTTGGAATTAAGATTTATAGAAGGAGGTAGCAATTAATGGGAAATGAAGTAGGACAAATAAAAGCAAGTCCAAACATTAATATAGAGTTTAGAACTCTTGCAACAACTGCTATACAAAGAAGTGAAAGAGGCATAGTTTGCTTAATATTAAAAGATACTAAGAAAACTACAAAATGGAATACTCTAAAAACAATAGCAGATTTAAAAGATGATGAATGGGAAGCTAAAAATGTTAAATATATTAAATTAGCAATGCATTATGGGGCTAAGAAAATATTAATTAGAGTATTGCAAACAGGAGAAAATTTAGATGATGTTCTAGGTGAATTTAAAGAAAGAAAAATGCATTGGTTGGCTTATCCAGGAGCAGAAGAAACAGATGACCAAAAGCTTGTAACTTGGACAAAACAAGTATTTGGAAATGATGGAGCAATAGGAAAGACTGTCAAATATGTATCTAGTTTTGCTAATAATACAGATCATGTTGCAATAGTAGAGCTTGGAAATACAGGAACTTATAAGTCTATTTATGGAGATTTTACAGCTCAAGAATACACACCTGCAATAGCAGGACTTATAGCAGGAATGCCAATAAATAGATCAGCCGATAACTTTGTTATGTCAGACTTAAAAGAAGTAGATTACTTTGAGCCTAAACTTGGTAAATTCTCTCTATATAATGATGATGAAAAAGTAAGAGTTAATTATGGAGTAAACTCAAAAACTACTTTTGATAGCACTTGGAAAAAAGATACAAGAAAAATCAAAATAGTTGAAGGAATGTGCTTTATAACTGATGATATAAGAGATACATTTAAAAATTATTGGTTAGGGATTTACATAAATGACTACAATAACAAAATGAATTTCTGCTCTAATGTTACTAAGGTTTATTTTAAAGAAATGGCTCCAAATGTATTAAGTGGAGACTATGACAATAAAATTGAAATAGACTTAGAAGCACAAAAGAGATTAATTGTTTTAGATGGAAAAGACCCAGAAGAAATGACAGAAATGGAAATCTTAAAATACCCATCTGGTGATGATGTATTTTTAACTGGAGATGTCAGATTTGCAGATACAATGGCAAATCTTTCTTTGGTCATAAAGATGTGATAGGAGGTAAAAATGGCAGATACAAATATAAGAGGATATCACACTATTGCTGGTGCTCACGGTACTCTTTGGATAGATAATGAGAAAATAGCTGAATTTTCTAAAGTTAATGCTAAAGTTACTCCAGATAGAAAAGATGTACAGTTAGGGCTATCTGTGGATAGTAAAATCGTAGCTTTAAAGGGAGAAGGAAGTATTACTCTTGAAAAAGTATATTCAAGAGGTAAAAAAATAGCTAATAAATTAATAAAAGGACATGATCCAAGAGTTAGAATAGTTACTAACTTAGCAGATCCTGACACTCCTGGAAAGCAAGAAGAAAGAATATCTTTAGACAATGTTTGGTTCAATTCAATTGATTTAATCAATATTGCTAGAGGAGAAATTGTTGAGGAAGAATATCCATTCGGATTTACACCAGAAGATTTAGCTTATGAAAATGATATAAAATAGGAGGGTAAAATGCTAATTACAGCAGATATGCTACTTGAAAATAGTAAAAAAATAAATAGTGATAAAAGAGAAAAAGTAAAAATCTATGTAAAAGAATTAGATGGAGATTTGGAGTGTGAGCTTTTAAACAAAGAAGATTACTTAGATTTAATCTTATCTAAAGAAAAGGATAAGGATTTAGAAGTAATTTATAACTCTTGTTCTATTTTTAGAGAAGATAAGCTAATAGAAAAGCTAGGTTGTAAATCTAATCCAACACAAGTTGTTGGAAAAGTCTTAAAAGACCCAACTATTTACAGACTAGCAGATTTAATCTTAGTAGCTTCTGGGTATGGAGAAAAAGATTTAGTTAGTATAGTTGAAGAAACAAAAAACTAATAGAGAGCGATTGGAAATTAAGTACAATCGCTCATTACTTAAATAGGGGACATACTTTTGAACAACTTAGAAAACTCTCAGAAAAAGATTTATTTTATATGTACCTTTTAAAAGAACAATGATATAATACAGTATATTAAATTCATTTTAGGAGGAGAGATTTATGAAAAAGTATAAGTTTGAGTTTGATTACAAGTTTTTTGATTGTTTGTTATTAGCTGGTCAATGTTTGTTAGCTTCAATAATATTCAATGTTATTATTTCTTTTTTAATAGGATTTCTTGAAGGAGCACTTATGACTGATAGTATATTTTTGTTTGGTATAGTTCCTATACTATCTTATATCTTTGGTATAGTTTACTCTCTTGTGGCTATTATAAGATACGTATTAGAAGGAGTTACAATAAAAGAAATAGAATAAGAACTAAAAATTAAAAATAAAATTAAATTAAGAGCAGTTTAAAACTGCTCTTTTTTATTTGGAGGTGAAAAGTTGGAACATGTACTAAGTGCTAGATTGGAACTTAAAGATAAATTTACAGCAGTTGTAAATAAAGCTGAAAAAGGACTTGCTGGGCTTTATCAGAAAGCTAAATCTATGAATTGGGAAAAGGTTAATAACGGTGTTAATAAATTTGGTGCTGTTGCTATAGGAGGTTTAGCAGGATTAGGTGCTATAGCTGGAAGTTCTTTAACTGCATTTGCAGATTTAGAAGACCAAGTTAGAAGAAATAAAGCTATTATGGGAGCAACAGCTGCTGAAGAAAATATGCTAATGACTCAAACAAGAGAACTTGGGAGAAGTACAAAATTTACAGCCCAAGAAGTTGCACAAGCCCAAATGTATCAAGCTATGGCTGGTATGAAAACAAATGAAGTATTGGAAATGACACCTAAACTTTTAAAGTTATCAATTGCATCAGGAGAAGATTTGGCTAGTACATCAGACCTTCTTACTGATAATATAAGTGCTTTTGGGTTAAAATTGCAAGATGCTGATAGATTTATGGATGTCATGGCAGCTACTGCTAATAATACTAATACAAGTATCGGACAGCTAGGAGAAGCATATAAATATGTCGCATCAACTTCGAGAAATTTTGAAAGTTTAGAGGAAACAAATATTATTCTAGGATTATTAGCGGATAGTGGGCTCAAAGGTTCTATAGCAGGAAGAAACTTAGCATCAATTTATGCAAGACTTTCAAAAACAACTCCTGATATGGATAAAGCTTTGAAAAAAGCAGGAGTAACTCTTTATGATAACAATGGTAAGTTTAAAGGATTAAGAAAAATTTTAGAAGAATTAAAGCCTAAGCTTGCACAAATGAATGATGAACAAAGAAATTTATTTTTGACTACAATAGCTGGTTCTGAAGGATTGAAAGTAATGAATAGTCTGTTAGGAACTTCAAAAGAAGGGATAGAAAAAGCTGAGAAAGCAATATTAAATGCAACAGGTGCAACTGATAAAATGGCTAGTGAAATGGAAAATACAACTAAAAATAAAATAGCTCAATTTAGAAGTGCTGTTGACGATTTAAAGATATCTATTGGAGAAGGATTAGCACCAACTGCGACAGATTTTATAAATAAGTTCACATCCAAAATGGCTGAATTAAATTCTAAAGGAACTTTTGATACTCAGAATGTTGAGACTTATTTTAATAGAATATTTTCTCTTATAGCCGAGGCTATTAAAGGATTTGCTGCATTAAAAGTAGCAGCTATGGCAGAGAATATTTTTCCTGGTGCTGGAAAATATGTAATAGGTAGCTATGCAGCATATAAGGCTGGGAAATATGTTGCAAATAAAACACAAATAGGTACAGGGCTCGCAGAAGGTATGAGAGTTTCAGAATATACTAATAAGTATATGAAACAAGGATATTCTAGGGAAGATGCAGATAAACAAGCTAGATTAGATGTTGAAAGAGAAAGTAAAATGAGAGGCTGGAAATCTGATGATTATAAAAAACAAATTGAAACTGAAAAAAATCAAATAATCTTATCTTTAGATGAGTCTCAATTGAACAAACTTAAAAATAATACTATAGGTTTGAGTGCTCTTGGATTAACTCCTGAAGATTTAAAACAACAAGAAATATTATTAAAAAATAGAAGTATAAATTCCTTGAATTCTTCTCTACCTAAAAAGCCAAAATCTGAATATGAAAAAGCTTTTGCAGATCTAGGTGTTAAAGCACCTATAGCAGCAACTACTAATTTTTCTCCACAAGTAAATGTTAATATGGGTGGAGTTGTAATAAAAAATGAAGCAGATTTAGAAAAAACTGCAGAAATGTCTAAACAAAAAATAATGGCAGAATTAAAAAATTATGTACAAATAACAAATTAAAGGAGGATAAGTATGAAACCAACATTTATTTTATTGAAAAATTCTACAAGTACTCCTTTTTTCTTTGTGGTCCCACCTTTAGATTTAAAGATTGAAAGTGAGCAAGACACACAGATTTTTAAAATAATTGACGTAGGAGAAAAGACATTAATAGGAAATAGAAAAGCTGAAAGAATTAGTTTTTCTACATTTTTTCCTAATCTTAAATCTCCTTTTTTTAATTATTTACTATCTGCAACACCATCTGGAAGTGTAGAAACATTAACTAAATTAAAAAACGATAAAGAGCCTTTAACTTTAATTGTCCCTGAATTCAATATATTTTTTAAATGCTATATCCAAAATTTAAATTTTTCTATAATTGAAAGAACAGGAGATATAGATGTAGAAATAAGTTTAATAGAGTTTACTAAAAATAAAACACTGCTAGATGTAGCTAGAGGCTTACTTCAAAGGTGATAATATGGAAAAAGTAAAAATATATGTTAATGGAAAAGAATATAAAAATATTTTTATTCAGGTTATTTGGAATGGAGCAATTCATGGAACTGCTAGAAAATTAGAAGTCGAGTACTTAGGAGATATCATAACTGAAATAGGAGATGAAATTGAATTTTCTTATGATGATGAAAAATTATTTATTGGAAAAGTATTTTTTCATTCGAGAAAAGGGGATACTGATGTTAAAACATTCTATGCTTATGATGCTTCTATTTATCTTAATAAAAATAACTTTGTTAAAAACTTCTTTAGAAAAAAACCAAGTGAAATATTAAAAGAAATATGTGGAGAACTTAATTTAAAAGTAGGTAAAATACCACAAGATGAAGTTACTTGTACTTATCCAGCTATTGACAGAAGCGGATACGAAATTATATTAAATGCTTACACTATTCAACATAGAAAAAATAAAAAGATTTATTCTATCGTGAGTAATGATAAAGCAATAGATATAGTTGAACAAGGAACACATGCTGATGTTCTTTTAACAAGTGCTGATAACATTTCTACATCTTCCTATGAAGAAAGCATAGAGAATATGATAAATCAAATAGTTATCTATAAAGTAGAAAACGAAAAGCAACAAATACTTAATAAAGTAGAGAATGCAGAAGATAAAAAGAAATTTGGATTATTTCAACAAGTTATGCAATATGAAAAAGATGTAGATAACATAGCAAATGCTAAAGACATGCTAAAGAGTGTAGAAAAGAGTGCAAAATTGCAATGTTTAGGGAATGTATTAATTCAAGCAGGATATAACATAGGAATACAAGAACCACATAGCGGGCTTGTTGGAGATTTCTTAGTTAAATCAGATACTCATGTATTTGAAGGAGAAACTCATTATTGTAATGTTGAACTCGCATTTGAAAATGTAATGGATAAAGCAGAATTTGAAAATAAAGAAAAAGTTAAAAAAAGTGATAAAACTAAAAAAGGCAAAAAAGCTAAAAAAAAGAAAAATAAAAAAGTAGATAAATTAGATCAATTGTTTCCAGAAGGGTGGGATAAAAAATGAGTGATTTAGGAATTATGATAAGTGAAATGATAGGACAAGCTACAAAAGGAACATCTATCATAAAAGCATCTGTTGAAACCCCACCACCAAATCTAACAATTAAATTTAATGGGCAAGTTATACCATCTGAGCAAATTTATTGCAGCAATTACTTATTACCTCACTATCATAGAGATTATATGATAGATGGAGTTATAGATAATATAAAAATAGACATATCTAACTATGACTATGATAACGA